GTAGCACAAGCAACTTTAGGTATTGTAGATCCAGCACCAGATGCTTCTGTAACTGGAAATTTAATAGTTGCAAATTTAGGAACAGCCGTAGGTCAAGCTGGAGCAGGTGCAACTCCAACAGGTATTGCAATGACAGCAGGATTAGGAACAGCAGTAGGTGTTCCTGGTCAAGAAGTTCCATTAACTGGAATTTCAATGAATAATCAATTAGCTTCAGTTTCTGTAGTAATTCATATAGATATACAGCTTACAGGTTTAGGCTTGACTATGAACCAAGGATCTGGTAGTGCTTTAATCTGGAACGAAGTTGATACAGGTTCAGCGCCTATAACACCTCCAGGATGGCAAGAGGTGGCTGCATAATGAGTTTGACAGAAACTCATATTTTTAATAAAATGAACGTATAAGGAATTAAAAAATGGCGAATTCAACATCTGCTAACTTAAAACTTACAGTACAAGCAACCGGTGAAAACTCGGGAACTTGGGGTCAAATTACAAATACAAACTTACTTATTTTAGAACAAGCTATTGGTGGTTTTACAACTTTTAACTTAACTAATGCTAACAGATCTTTAACTTTTACTAATGGTGCTTTATCGAATGGTAAAAACGATGTTATTAAATTAACAGGGACTTTAGCAGCTAATAGAACAGTATCTATTCCAGATTCAATTGAAAAAGTTTATCACGTGCAAAACGCATGTGACCATGCAGGAAACACTTTAACTTTTAAAACATCATCAGGTACAGGTGTTCTTTTATGTGAAGGAAACAACTATGTATTATATTCTGATGGTACAAACATTGTAAAATTATCTGAGCAAAGAAACTGGAGAGCAGTTTCAGCAGCTGAAACCGTTCAGGCTGGAGCTCAACTTTTAGTAAATACAAATGGTGGAGGAGTAACAATTACGCTACCTGCATCACCAAGCACAGGGGATGTGGTATCATTTGTAGATCAAGGTTATGATTTTAATTCTAACGCATTGACTGTTGGAAGAAACTCTTCTAATATAGCTAATGCAGCATCTGACTTAGTTGTTAATACTCAAGGTGCAGCTTTTGAATTAGTGTATTCAGGAGATGCTACAACAGGATGGACTTACACGGAGAAATAATATGTCAAATTACGAAGCTACAAAATACGATTTTTCAGGAGCAAACCTTACAGGTATCGAAGGTATTCCTACGGCTACTATTGTGCCGTGGTCTTCTTCTTCAGTGCCAACAGGTTTTTTAGAATGTAATGGCGCAGCAGTTTCAAGATCAACCTACTCTGCTTTATTTGCAATCATAAGTACAACTTATGGAGCTGGAGATGGTGCATCTACTTTTAATTTACCTGATTTGCAAGATAACGTTGCAATGGGTAAATCCGGAACTAAAGCTTTAGCATCAACTGGTGGAGCAAATACAGTAGCAGCTTCAGGGACAGTTGGTGGTTCAACAGCAAATGCTACTTTATCAACAGCACAACTTGCATCACACACTCACCCAGTTAATACTAACATAGGGGGATACAGTCCAGGTAGTCCAGGTCAAACCAGAACACAGATAATTGGAACTCCTAGTCGTCCAACTTTTGT